GATGCTGACGCTGCTTAACATACAGGACTACATGTCCAGAGCGTTGCGGGGGGAGACAAGCGTTTCCCCCGCTTCGTTATCAGAATTTACAGACGACTGTAATCACTCCGCAAAGCGACAACTAACAGAAAGGCGNGGCGAATATCGCATACGCATGTCTGGATTGGGTCGGCCTCTTTGTCAGCAAGTCCTTGATAAACAAGGAATAAAAGAGTCTATGCAGTACAACACACTGTTTAGATTTATGTTTGGTGACATGGTAGAGTCGTTGCTGATGTTGGTTATGCGTGAAGCAGGTGTAGATATAGTTGACTCCCAGCGACAAGTAGAACTAAAGTTGGGNGNACAAACAATCAAAGGCACACTGGATGTAATCATACGTGACGAACTTGGTGTGGAGAAAGTGTGGGATGTAAAGTCAGCAAGTGACTGGGCATATAAAAATAAATTCACTGGTTTTGGTGGGTACGATTCCATAAAGGATGACGATCCCTTTGGCTATGTAATGCAGGGCTATCTGTACTCTGCCGCAACGGGTATGCCGTTTGGTGGGTGGATAGTTGTCAACAAGTCAAGCGGCGAGGTGGCTGTAGTTGAAGCACCAGAGTGGCAAGACGACGACAGGGAAGCTTACCTTGCTGATGCTGTAGATCGTGTCAAGTTTTTGACTAACCCTAGTGTCAAACCTTTTAAGCCGTTTCCTGATGAGTATGAAACATACAGACGCAAAGGGGAAACCTTGCGAACTGAAAACAAGGTACTATCAAAAGAGTGCAACTTGTGTGGATATAGAAACCACTGTTGGCCTGACGCTACTCTACATCCAAAGGTAACATCACAAGCAAAGAATCCACCTATGGTATGGTACACAAAGCTAAAGCAAAAGGAACTATGATGTGCCTTATATATTTGTACAAGACTACGAAATTGACCTAATCGCTATGAACAAAGACTTGCATCACATCTACATTGAATCCCACAGGGGTGAAGGTGGAGAGCGTAATGCAATACAACTGCGACAGAACGAGCGTGGGCTTCCTTTGACTTTGCGTGAGAACTTTACGATGGGTGGTGACCTGTCATCCAACACAGAGAAGCGTGACATCACTACGCTGGAACTAGAATTTCAAGCAATAGGCAGACTGTCACATGCAGGAGTCAATGTATGCGTCCCATTGAATCGCCTGACAAGCGAACTGTATACCGTAAAAAAACTTTCCCCCAAAGTGGGAGAGTACGTACTAAAAAGAATGGGTTCAATAGGGATGGAACTATGAAAAGAAGTTCCGCAAACAAAGCGGGGTTTCGATCTAACTTTGAACTGGGCATCGCTAGGGCGTTGGGTAACAGTGCAATACCCTACGAGTATGAAAACATAAAGCTGACGTACATACCCAAGCCTCGCACATACACTCCCGACTTTCATTTAATAGAACAAGACATACTGATAGAAGCAAAGGGGTTCTTTGACAAGTCAGACCGCGTCAAGATGCAACTGGTAAAAGAACAGTACCCTGACTTAGACATACGTATTGTCTTTCAAAATTCAAAAAATAAAATTTACAAGGGTAGCAAGACCACGTATGGTATGTGGGCTACACGCTACGGATTTGAATGGGCAGAAGGTAGTATCCCAGAGGAGTGGATCAAAAATGACAATAGACGAAAGTGAATTTGAAAAAGCCAGCCTACTACCTAACAGGTGGTACGTCATACTACGCAAATTAGATGAAGACAGCTTTGCTATAGCATCATACGACACCACAGCGGATGACGATCAAGACTTTTACGAAGCAGGTACTGTAGTTACTAACGGAGTCATGGAGTTGATAGAGTCTGACTTTGAACGTGTGGTGGATGCAGGTCTAGCCCGTCTAGCCTTCAATGAAATAAAAGAAGACATGCTGGCTGACGAAGAAGACGAAGAAGTGGTAAAGAAGCACGAAGGTAACAACGTAGTTAAAGTAGACTTTGGAGCCAAGCAATGACAACGATCAGGCACGAGCAGTACATGAAAGAGAAAGCAGACAATGTCAACAATCCGCCACACTACAATAAAGCAGGTATTGAGTGCATTGACGCAATCGCGGCGGCGACAGGCGATGGGTTCCAATACTACCTGCAAGGAAACATTATCAAGTACCTCTGGCGATACCGATACAAAAACGGAAACGAAGACCTTAAAAAAGCCCAGTGGTACCTAAACAAATTGATAGAAGAGAGAGATACAAATGAATAATTCACTGCCAACACCATACCAAGAGTTCATCCACAAGTCCCGTTACGCCCGTTGGAAAGAAGACCACCAACGCCGCGAGAACTGGGGCGAGACAGTAGCAAGATACTTTGACTACATGCAGGAGCATCTAAAGAACAACCACGCCTACACCCTTCCTAGTACGTTGCGTAACGAACTAGAGAACGCGGTGCTGGGACTAGAGGTCATGCCATCTATGCGGGCTATGATGACTTCGGGTGTTGCCCTAGACCGTGACAACGTGTGTGGCTACAACTGTTCGTACATCCCTGTGGACAACCCGCGTTCGTTTGATGAGTGCATGTACATTCTTATGTGTGGTACAGGTGTGGGCTTCTCTGTTGAGCGTGAGAACGTAGATAAGTTACCCACCATTTCAGACAACTTCCACGATTCAGATACTGTCATCAGAGTCGGTGACAGCAAGCCCGGATGGGCAAAGGCGTACCGTGAGTTGATTGCGTTGTTGTATGCTGGGCAGGTACCACAGATAGATGTGTCTGCTGTACGCCCTGCTGGTGAACGCCTCAAGGTAATGGGNGGACGTGCATCAGGGCCGCAACCGTTGGTAGAACTATTTAACTTTAGCATTGAAACATTTCAAAAGGCACGGGGACGTAAGCTGTTTCCTATTGAATGTCACGACTTGATGTGCAAGGTAGGTGAAATTGTAGTTGCAGGTGGTGTACGTCGTAGCGCACTGATTAGCCTGTCCAACTTGAACGATGACCAGATGGCACACGCCAAGTCAGGTATGTGGTGGGAGAACGAACCACAACGTGCGCTGGCTAACAACTCTGTAGCCTACAAAGGTAAACCAGAGATGGGTACGTTTATGCGTGAGTGGGTGTCCCTGTACGAATCTAAGTCAGGTGAGCGTGGTATATTTAATCGCCAAGCTGCTGACATACAGGTAGGTCGCAACGAACGCCGTGAGCAAGGTCACATGTGGGGAACTAACCCGTGTTCGGAGATAGTGCTACGCCCATACCAATTTTGTAATTTGTCAGAGGTGGTAGTGCGTGAATCAGACAGCTTAGATTCACTTAAACGTAAGGTGCGCCTGTCTACTATACTAGGCACGTTCCAGTCTACGTTGACCAACTTCAAGTATCTGCGTAACATCTGGAAAAAGAACACAGAAGAAGAACGTTTGCTGGGTGTGTCACTGACAGGCATTATGGATCATGCCGTGTTGTCAAAGAATGTGGACAGCAAAAGATGGCTAGAGGATATGAAGAACGAAGCTGTCAAGGTAAACAAGAAATACGCAGAAGTNCTGGGCGTACCACAGTCTGCGGCTATCACCTGTGTGAAGCCTAGTGGTACTGTGTCTCAACTTGTCGATGCCGCCAGTGGTATCCACGCTCGTCACAATCCACACTACATACGTACAGTACGTGGGGATAACAAAGACCCGTTGACACAGTTCCTTATTGATTCGGGTGTGCCAGCAGAGCGTGACGTGATGAAGCCTGACTCAACAACCGTGTTTAGCTTCCCAATGGAATCACCAAAGGGTGCAGTCACACGCACTGAAATGACAGCCATAGAACAGCTAGAGTTGTGGAAGACCTACGCCCTACACTGGTGCGAACACAAGCCATCCATCACTGTTTCTGTAAAAGAAGAAGAGTGGATGGAAGTCGGTTCGTGGGTGTACGAAAACTTTGACGTGGCATCCGGTGTGTCCTTCTTGCCATTCAGTGACCACACGTACCAACAGGCACCGTACCAAGACATAGAGCCTGATGACTACTTAGAGTGGAAGGAAAGGATGACGTATGTTAACATTGACTGGTCACGCCTGACTGACTTTGAAAAAGAGGACAACACTACAGGATCACGCGAACTGGCATGTACTGCAGGTGTGTGTGAAGTGGTTGACCTCAATGCCGCCTAAAGAAAAGAAACCACTTGTTTGGAAGCGGGGAAAGGATTATCTTATCTACAATCCACCCCGCAAGTCAGAACAGTGGGACGAGTGGCAACGAGTTAAACAGAAACACGAAGAGAAGCAAAACAATGAAAAGTGACACTATAAATATAAACGACAAAGAACACAAAGTAGAAGACTTTGATGGGGTACAGAAGTATTATGTGCTACACATCGAAGACCTAGACACTCGCATCCGCGAACTAAACTTTGAGTTGGATGAAATGCGGGCGGCACGGGAATACTTTGGACAGTCACTTGCAAATTCTTTGCAGGAACAGACTGATGATTGAAGTCAAGATAACACCCGAACTGATACAACGCGCACGTAAAAAAACTGCCACTGTAGGTAATCTACAGGGCAGCATTACGGGTAGCCTTAGTCATGTGGTGGGTGCTATAGGCGAGATCATTGTAGCCGACGCTATAGGTGCAGACGAATCTAACACCTACGACTACGATTTAGTTAGGGACGGGGAGCGTATAGACGTAAAGACCAAACGCTGCAACACCCGCCCCTTTCCACACTATGACTGTTCGGTGGCTGCACACGGGACCAAACAAGATTGTGACAGTTATGTGTTTGTACGAATCTTGACCGATTCATCACGAGCGTGGATACTAGGTTCTATTCCAAAACAAGACTTTTACACAAAGGCAACTAAACATAGACGCGGTGACGTAGACCCTGCCAACGGCTTTACATTCAAAGCTGATTGCTACAACCTACAAATAAGCGAGTTATCTGATGTCAAAAAAAGCATCTCTATTTAAATTTGAAGCAAACCTTTTGCCCAACGGAAAGGTCGAGTTGCTGTCTGAATCAGTCAAGCCCGAAGAGTTTGAAGCAGTGATGAACAAGGGGATGCCGGAGTACGATGGTTCGCACTCAATAGCATCCCTGTTACGTTATCTGCAGTCGTGGTCTAACGAAGCGTTGGAGAAGTCAACTAGGTACGTTTGATCTACCTCTTTAGATCGTTTTTACCTTTACCGTCTGCGGCGTAGTCTGGAACCATTTTTCCATTTACTTTAACCATATTCTTGCCACCCATTGCCATTTTCATTTTAGGGGTTTGCATCATGTTGTTTTGCATCATGTTCTGCTGACCCTGTGTAGATGTCATCATGCCCCCTGCTTGTGCTTTCTTGCGGGGTTTTTTTGTTGCCATGCCGCCATACATCATTGGCTTGCGCTTTGCAGCACCGCCGTACATCATGCCTTTGCGTTGTCCGTTAGTATATGTCTTCATTTGATTTCTCCAATCTTAGTTTAATTATTTAAGTAGTTTCCGTGTAAATTCCATATCAAATTCTGGATGTAAAGGGAATATCAATTGCCCATTTTTAGAAACAGATGGTTCCGTTCTGTTTCTTACTTGTGCTGCTTTTAAACCTAGCATTCTTTCTCTGACTGTTTCGTCTTTGCTAGGTTCCCTATTTAAAGTAGAACTAAATTTTGCGTAGACTGCAACTAAAGCATTATACAGACTTGTTTCTTTACTAGGTGGAAGGGGCTTGCCCGATTCTAGCATTTCCAAAAACAACTCTCCAATGATAGGATCAGTCAACGACGCCTGTATTAGACTAAAGTTATTTTGACGCATTCTTTGTAGTATAGATTCTGTAGCCAAATACTGTGCGCCTACGACTTCTCTTTGCAAAGAATAGAATCTTGATATGTATGATTCTACAGACATCTTGCGGGGGATGCCACTTATGTTTAATCCACCTATGGAAGAACTTTCTTTGTTCCTTATAAATTCTACCATTCTAGTTGCTACTTTGTGGCGTCTTGGTCCCAACACACTTTTCATTGCAAGTTCTTTGTTTCTGTCTCCAACCCCTAAGAAATCAGCAAAAACATCTACGTTAAAGTCATAGACAGGGGTTAGTTCTGTTGGGCTTTTGGGATTAGCTTCAAACCTTTTAGTGTTAGTGAATATGTTATCTTCCATAGCTTCAACAGCCATGTCAGATAATACCACATCAATATCATCATCTGTATAAAATCCACCGTCGGGCTTCTTTGTTGATTTCATATCTGCTTTAAATTTATTAATTAAAACAGGACCGCCAGTAGATAACTTTTGTAGTAATGTAGATGGGTCTGTGCTTCCGGGTAAATACCCACTCAAAGTTTTTACAACGTCTGATCTTTGTTGTGTGTAGTTTCTTCTTTGTTTACTCCACGAATTAGTTTGCAGTCCCACCGCAATGTTAACAGCTTTTTCTGTTTCCACAAAAACTTTTGTTTTAACGGTGTTTGAGCCATATTCTGCTAAGTCATCAATTAAACTTCCTATTTCAGGAAGTAGTTGCACCTCTTCAAGTGTTTGACGATTAACACCAACAAAGTTTTTTTGTATTAATAAAAGCGTTCTATCTAATTCTTCTACGTTCAAGTCGCCGCTTTGTGCTTTTCTTTTTACGTACTCAGCCACTTGTAGTCGCATGGCATCAATAGCAGCTTTTGCTATGGGTGATTCGGGATCAATACGCACGGTGTTGTCCATAGATGCAACAGGTGTGCCGTGAGCTAAAGTAAAGGGTCTAACAAAGTCTTCTGCTGTGTCTTCGTTAAGATTGTCAAAGTTAAACCAGTTCTTAGGAAGGGAGGCTACGCTTGTTTGCTTTACACCCAAAGGCTCTAGTCCGTTAGGTCTTACAGCTTGTCGTGTACCCCATCCCATTTGTTGACTTAAAAATGGATCGTCAAACCAAGTAGCTTTGTGATTTGTCCAGCCCTCTAGTGCAGCAATCCTAACATCTGTTACCTTTTCAGGTGGAGCGTTATTATTTGTTTGCACAAATAAATCGTCAACTTTTACAGAATTTCCAGACGGATCATCAACTACAAAATTATCAAACAGTTTAACAATGTCACCCGAAAAGTTTTCGTAACTTTGTGCAGCTTGGCTATTACCTTTTGATTTAGCCTTTTGTCCCATTTGCCTAACAACTGTGTCAAACTTACGAAGTTGTGTAAAATCTATTTTTAAAGAATCCACAATAGTATCGCTTTGTTCGGCAAGATGACTTTGATACAAAGCTGCTATAATAGATTCGTGATCTTTGCTTTTGATTAACTTTGATAAGTTTCCAAATTTGCTAGAAAAAGAAGGATCGGTTTTAGCCAATTCTACAACATTTTTTATTGTTGCAGCTACGTCTTCTCCTTCATCTGCCACCATCTCAAAAAATTCAGTAGCTGATCTAGAAATAGTACCCAAGCTGCCCCTAATTGCACCAGTGCTAACTGTGTTTCCTGTCATTAAGTCTAGCAAGTCTACGCCTTGATCCGCACCTATAGATGTAATGAGGCTATCTAACAAAGGTGCCGCGTTCACGTACGGCTTAGAACCCACAACATCAAACCCTTGACCCGTAGGACTAGGCGTTAAAAATTGTTCTTGATCTAAGATATTAAATGGGGCTGCAGATTCAGCCTTTGAGTTAGCATACGAAATTTCATACACTAATGACTGTAAATCACTGCCGTTTGTAAATCTTGGTAAATCACTTGCAGTAACAGTCTCCAATCTACCCGCTACTTTGGCACCGTCTTTAGGAATTACTCCTGCAAGGGACGTTTTTACGAGGCTAGGACCACCCAGTTCTGCCACAGCAACATCAACTTTAGCTGATACAATATCAGATACTGCATTAGACCTTGTGTTTATTACTTCTTTTACTTTAAGCAAAGTGCGTCCACTAAACGCGACTTCCAATTCAAGTAAGTTTTCAATTGCTTGATCGAACTGTTCTATGTAGCTTGCATTTATGTCAGTAAAGTCGGTTGCTTTTCCTACTCCATCGTTAATCATGGAGTTTACCTTTGAAGCTGCAGTCTGAATTAAAACATCGAAATCAGCTTCTCGCTGTAAAATGTCTTTTTGTGCAAACACAATTGATTCTTCTATCATACCTTGCATTTTTATTGCGGCACTTCCTTCTGGGTAATCACCTTGCTTAAACTTAGAAAGCAGACCACGCAATTCAGACAGTAGTTGTATTTCAGTTGAGTGTACATCCATCATAGCCTGTACTTCTGGCCCAAACTTTCCAAGTTGTCTGGCACTTAGGTTTTGCCTTGTAGTGCTGTCTAAAGATTGAAGAACAGCAAGACCTGTGATTTGTCCTATAGACATCATAGCTGCTTCTTCAGTTAATCCTTCATCAATTAACTCCTGTCGTAGCTCTCGCATATAAGCTGCACGAGTCATAATAGATGTTGCATATTCTTGGTCAAAAGTGTTAATGCCCATAGCAACACTTTCTGCTTTTAGGATGTCTTTTTCTTTAGAATTAGAAAATGTATTTCTAACAAATTTTAAAGCTGCATTATAATTTGTTGCTCCTTGTACTACAAGGCCAACTATCATTCCCCCTCCTTCACCCATACCCGGATCACCGCCCAATTGTTGTATGAGTTCTCCACCCGTAGAAGCACCAATAAAAAAGAATTGATTTTGTTTTCTTACACCTTGCATAAACTTAGGAACGTTTTGCTGGGCAGCTTGAGACAGAAGATCAGTATTATATTCTTTAATTCTACGCTCTAGTAAATCAATGCGATCAGTCTCAGCTTTTGTAGCTGGACGTTTTTCTTTGGCAATTCGATTAACTATAGTGTCCCTTCTATCCATAGAGTCTTGGCGTAAACTAACAGCTAGTGTATATTCTGATCGTCTTTGTAGCGGAATATTTTGTATTTCATCTACACCTTTTCCGATGTTTAACCTGTTAACTAATCCTACTCTTGCCCACTTAGCACCTTTACCAAGTAGGACTTTATCAATTATCTTGTTAGACATAATGCTATTCATACTTCTAGACACAACACTTGCTTTGTTTGCCTCTACAAATTCATTAATCAAATCAAGTCCCGAATCTTCTATGTTCGTTCTTCCAGCATCTTTTTGGGCTTTGACGTACATTTGAAATGCTTTGTAGTCCGCAACTGAAAGCACCTTTTTTGCTTGGTTTGCAATCCCTGTTGGCAACACTACTTCAACAACGTTTCCTAGTATTCTAGGGGGCAATCCCATTGAATATCTTGCTAGGTATTGCGCTGTACCCAAAGATATATCTACACCTCTTTTTACTAAATTTTTCTGGAGTTGGTGTGCATGTCTGGGCATTATTGTGTTTGCAAATTCTTGACGTGCAACACTATTAAATGGCCCTACATCTGGCACTGTAGGAATACCGTCAACAATCCATCCCGGAATTGAAGCTAAAGCTTGTAAACTTTCTCCAATCATCCACGGCAAAGCGTCTAGGACAACGGCTCTCATGCCTGTTCTTCCGTATTCTGCTATCACTTTTTTGAAGTCATTATATTCAACAGACCTAGAATAATCTAGTATAGATAGTCTTGTTCTGGCATCTTTTAATTCAGGAAAATTTTTGCTTTGTTCTATCATAGAAAGATTAAGTGCCATCATAGATTCTGCCATACGCAAGTCAGGCTCTGCTAAATTTGGAATTGTAAGCATGTAGTTTTCATGGCCCAAAATCCTGTCTAAAGCAGAAGGTGAAAGACCTATGTCTGTACCCGGAATCTTTACAGGAATACGAAGCTGACGTTGATTAGCGTCTTTGGGCCGTTGTATTCTATTTGCAATTGCAACTTCCCACGGTATTTTTTGTGTGTAGTCATCTACATCAGGATCAGCAGAAGAAGATACTAAAGATACAGCCTGTCCTAAGTCCATCATCTTTACTTTTTCATCTATTGACATGTCTGTCTGAAAGGTAGTTACATTCCCATCCCTGTCTGCAAAACCAGTTTTTTTATTGATGTAGGCTACTACCTCTGGGTCTTTTAAGTTGTAAACTTCTGCTACAGAAGCTATAGTCTGTACTTTACTGTAGTCAATTCCACGAACTTTATCAAATTTTATATCTGAAGGAACTTGTATTCCAAAGCTGGGTGAACCAAGCAAAGAAAAATCTTCGTAGGTAGTAGTTGGTTCTTGCTTTAAAAGATCACCGTACAGTTCGTCATCACTAACAGTAACCGCAGAGTCCAATTCTCTATTTGGTACGTTAAGATCACGACCCCCATAAAATGCAGATTCTTTGTCAAAAGGAGTGGGCTGTTTATATGGTGGTATTTCTGGATCAACCATGTAAAAAGGATTTACGGTTGCTAGACTGCCGCCACGAATACCAAGATTTTCAGCTTGAGATGCAAGACGTTCTCCAAAAGGCTTTGACTCAGGTGGTCGTTTTACTTCCACCGGATTAACATTTGGGTTGTCTTCAACTACTTCTGGTTCTGCCATAATTAATCCTCTGAGATGACGTATTTTATGCCCATTGAATTTAGAATTTTTATTCCTAAATCTGGGTATTTATCCACTAATTCTTTTGCGGTAAAATCGTTTGAATCCATAGGTGCATTATTAACTAATGTTAACTGCATATTTATATTTTGCACTTGATCTTCTGTCAGTTTATTAGTGGGAGTAGGTGATGAATTTTTACCTAAAGTGCTTCGTTTTTCAGCCCCCGGTTGTTTTAAATAATCGCTGGCATCAAGAATATCTTTGTATATGGTCAAAGACTTGTCAGGACTAGCATTTAGTTCAAACATTTCATATGTAAGTCCTGCAAACACTGCCGTAGGATCAGTTCTAGAACCAATAGCACTACCTACATCGCGTATTCTTTTCATCATGCCCATAGCTGCGTCTATTGTAGCTAGTTCAGCTTCGGGAGTAGTGTAAGTGGTGAAGTTAAATGCTTGAAGCATGTTCTCAACGTCTTGGTCAGATATTGTACGACCACCAGTTCCACCCTGAATAGCAGCAGCCATTTGATAAGCAGCTAGGTATTTGTATAACCTACGAGAAGCCAACAACTTTTTTGCAACTCTAATGTCCTTACCGTCATTATCTTTAACGGTTATCATTTCGTCACTTTGCATGTCGGCAATAATAGAATCGTATAGTTTTCTATTTCTAACAGCAGCTTGACGATTTGCATCTGCGTCTTGTCCTCTACCCCCTTCTTCTACGGATTTAGATGCTTGTTCTGGGGACATGATGTTAAGTCGTGCGCTTAAAAATGCGCGTTTCCCAGCTTCGGGAATATTTTCAGGAGAAATTATAGTTCCTTCAAAGCCCTTATCTATAAGTTCTTGGGCTTTTTCAATAATGTAGAAAAGGCCATCTGCTTTTTGGACCACATCAGCAACTGCCATAGTCATGTTAAGGGGCCTGTTTAGATCGGGAGTACCCTCTGGGCTTGGCATAAAAAAGGAACCCCTTATGTTATTCAAAGTTCCAAAGGAAGTTTGTGCAGCTTTAGCAGAAGAAAACGAAGCGTCTTGTATTTTTTCAAGATTAGTGCTGTCGTACCTATTCTTTAATATTCTTTTTGAAATTGTTTTGTTTAATGGGGCCAAGTTTTTAATTAGTCTAATACCTGCAGCGGGATTATTTTGTGTAGCTTCCATAAATATGTCAGCTATATTTTCACTATCACCTCTACTTACTTTCATTGATTGAAAATACTTTGAACCGTCAGGAGTTATCTCGCTCATAAACGCATCAAACAGACTTCCTTGTACCTTTTTGTTTTGTGAATCTATGTAGTAAAACGGTGTACTATATAATTCGTTTACAAGGTCTAAAATAGGTTGGTTATCTTCAGCTATACGAATACCATCTATAGTTTCATCTGATACTTCCATTAAAGATGCGATAGTATCCATAGTAAATTTTTGTTCTAACCTTTTAACTGTGTCGTTATACTTGTTAGGAAAACCAATACCCATGATAACACGTCGTTTTACGGTTTCGTTATTAACATTAACATCTACCACTTCATCTAAGACTGCTACAGTATGAGTGGCAGGAACAGTAGTATTAGCTATGCTACGTTTTACATTGTTTATTTGTTCGTCATATGCTTTTTCTAAAGCTTTTACGGCTCCGGGAATGTTTGCTATATTTGGAAATAATTTAAGTGCGTAATCATTTGTAATACTGACTACGTCGTAGTCTAAAGCCCCCTCATCACCGGGAAATTGCGCTTGATCGGCTCTGTATGCACTCATTACTTCGGTAGATAAAACAGAATATAACTGTGTTGCTTTGGTTGGATTAGTAGCCAACATACTATTAAAAGCTTCAGGATTACGTAATACACTGTTTACGATTTCGTTTACTTTATCACGCGGTTTTTTTGCGGAATTTATTTTAAAACCAAAACCAAAAAATAATCCGTCTTTTTCCTTGTGAACTGGACCACTAAAATTACCTTCTGTAAAGTCAATTGCATTTTTTGATTGGCGGGTGTTACTTGGTATTTCTCCTTTTGAAGCTGTTGTGCTACCATCCTCGTTTATTTTAACTGTCCTAGTCAAAAGGTTTCCGGCGTTGTAATCTTGTTGCTCTGTTTCAGATAAATCAGCTATATTTACAAAGACAAATTTTCCATCTCTACGTTGAACGTAAGCTTGTTCAAATTCTTCGGTTGATTTTGTAACTTTAAAAAGTTTTGAATTTCCAACCTTTATAACGTTATCATCTTCGTCAACTTGTGCGTTTGTTACCTCTTGCACGGATTGCTTTGTATTTTTAGCATGTTCTTTTGCAGCGTCAATATCAAAAAAGAATTTTTTACCTACCATAAACCCGCTCATTGTATCGGGTGTTTCGGGCTTTTTAGCAGGAAAAACTTCTTTTAACTGACCATCTTGCATTTGTGTGATAGAGAATTGATTTCCGTCAGCATAAGCGGCTGCGAATGCGTCTTGAATTCTAGTAAATGGATTTTCATTGTTACCATAAAAGAATGGTTCTTGTGCAGAGGGAACACTAACAGGGCTTTTAAGTTCTTGTACGTTTCCGGCTCCGGAGTCTACAAATATAGATTTGGCTTGGTTTTCAACGTTAGTGGCACTGGTACGCGCCTGTGTAGCTAAGTCTATGCTATCAAACGTTTGACCATTCCATGAAATTGTTCTTGGTTTTTCGTCTGTATTAGTCCACGTTTTTTGAATTTCTGCAGGAACCCAGTTAATACTACCATCAGGCTTTGTTGTTCCCGCAAATTTAATTGTGGAATCAGACAAGTTAGCAGGTCTTGGAGCGGGCATTCGTAGTCCAAATTTTCCACCAGAAAAATCGGGATTAAGTGTTTCGCTCCCACTTCCAAGCATACGTATTCCATATTCTTTTTCATTTACTATTTTGTTATTTTCTGTGTCCCAATATACCTTTTCCGGCGTAAATTGCTTGTCTAGCTTTACGGGTTGACCCCCGGCAGTTGCAAAATGCGTTACAGTTGTTAAGTTGTTAGCCTCTTGTGAGTTGCTGCTAACACCTGCTACAAAAGAACCTGTGGCATTATAGCCCCATAATTTATCTGCATTTTTATTTCTTTCTGCAGCGGCTGCGGCTTGTGCTTGTTCAGAACGTTTTCCTTGATCGTACCTTTTAGAAGCAGCGTAAGCTAACATAAGTAGAGGTATAGCCATTATTGTACTCCTTTTTCTTCTGTAGTCAGAAAGCTAGGTGCGGCTGGTTCTTGTGGAATAGGTGGGGAAGATTGTTCTATAGCAACTTGTTCGTTCATGCGCTGTCTTTCGTTTATTTCTTCGTTCATGGCATTAAACAACTCTGGGTTTCTTTGTTGTAGTATGTTATAAAAAGTAACGTCGTCTAATTCATTTTCTTCTGTATCATCAACAAGCAACTTTGCTTCAAAGCCGTTTTCATCAGCTAACCCCATTAGATAAATACCAATGGCGGGCTTTATTAATTCAGCAACATCAGGATTAAATGTCCCACTTGCAAATCCTTTGAAGGCTACCTGTGAAACCAGTTCTTCTACAGTAATACCCGCAAGCATAAGCTTTATAAGACTTTCTTCAGACTTAGGCTCACTAATTTTATCTATAACAAAATCAACGGCATCATCTGGATCAGCAAATCTTGGTGGCTTATCCCACGGCCATTTTCCTTGCGGTTGAGTAAGTGAATGCCCCGGCGGGGCAGCAAGCGGAGTTATTTTATCTAATGCCATTGCTACTTTGCCTTTTTCTTTCGTACTCTTTGTACACGGGAAGAACCTAATTTTATTGTGGGGGTGGTTACATTTGGACGGGGAACTCCCACAGTTTGAACGCGAGAAATCAGTGCGTTTCTAACGTTTTGTCTGCCTATCATATTAGGTACTCTGTTGGTTGTTCCCAAAGGAACTGTCGCTGATTTACCTGCAGCAAATGTTCCTGCTGTGTTTCCACCTGAAGTTGCAACTGAAGCCATACCAACATTAGGAAGATCGTCAAAGCTGCTGGTTAAAGCAGCGGATACTGCATCAACTCCGGCCTCACCAGCTTTACCCGCAGCTTCTTTATTAATACCTATATCTGATAAGAAACTTTGACCCCCTGCTGGAATAAATGTTTCATAGGCGTACTCCACTCCTTTGCCTATAGTTTTTCCAAGAAGTACAGCACCTACCCCGTATAACGCTTTAGTAAATAAGCTCATGCTAGTTTTTCCTAATCAGTCTTTGTTGTGTTAAACACGTTATCTATTGTTTTAATAATTAAAAAATCTTCAAATTTATCGTCGTACATATCAGAGTTTGCGGCAATAGACATAGATTGCAACGCTGCGTTGTGCGCTCTTGATAAATTGTTTTCAGATGTTTGAAGATTCCACGCTGCTTGATCCCTGTAAACTTGCCATAAGTTAGCTTGAGCTTGCTGGGTTATGCCTAATAGATTCTGTGCGTTTGTTTGATTAGCTGCATTTTGAGTAGCGGTATTGGCTGTGTTAGTATCCCTTCGCCACTGGGCGTTACTTTGAGCTATTTGAACACTCATGTTACTATTAAACTGATCCCGTGCAGTTTCCATTTGGGCGTTAAACTGCCTCATAGCATTAGTTTGTGAACTGTTATACTGCTCTATAGAAGCTTTTCTGTTTAAAGTCGCAGACTCAACTTGCACACCCATTTCTGCAAAGAACAAATCAATTTCATTTTGGGACTTTGCGTTCAATTGTTTGGCTGCATTTTCTTGGGCGGTGTCCGATAGTACGGCTTGCATTTGCCCTTGAAAGGTTACTGTTTTACTTTGTTGTTCGTTAGTTAAGTTTTGCAAATCTAAAGACAAAAATGATTTAGCGTTAGAAGCAGCGGCCTGTTGTCTGTTATTTAAATTAGCTGTATCCATAGCAGCAGATGCTGCGGCGTTTTGTAAAACAGCTTGTTGTTGATTATTTAAGTTAGACAACTGTATAGCCGCATACTTTTGTGCGTCTTGGGCTGCAATAGGAATACCCGATTCCATCATGGCTTGCATTGTAGCAGCAGCAGCCATAGAAGATGCTCCTAGTCCCCTCTGTTGCATTACCGCCGTTACATTGCGAACAGCAGGTGCTGCCCATGCAGGAGGTGGACTACCTTCTTCTATTCCTTTAAATAATTCAGCGAGTTGATACTGCGTAGTAGCACGAGGGTCTAATTCTTGTGTTGCCGCTACAGCCAAGCTTTCTTTAGAAACAGAACCTTGTGCTGCTTGCATCAATGAATCAGTAGATAAAGCCCCTATCGCTGTTCCAGCGGGAGCTATAGTTCCAACTTGATCTGCAGTAACTTGAGCAGGTGTAGTTACTGTAGGGCTTTGTTGGTCAAACTTAGAAGTGTCAATTTGTGCAGAAGGTTGTACAGGTTCTTGATCGGGCATTATTCCCGTAGCTTCGGATACAAGTTCGTCTGCTTTTACACTAATTTTTTCTGGTGTAATAATAGTGTCTTGGGGAAGAGGAGAAGCGTCTGCTTTTTCTGCAGTCTTCTGCACAATAGCCGCTTCTAATTCGTCTCCTGTTTTTCCTTTAAGGGTTGTTTCTGCCATGTTAGTTCATTCCCATAAATACTGTAACGACCATAGCCACTACCATTACTGTGCTACCCATTATCATTGCCTCTAAACGCCACATACGCTTATCCAGCCCATCCAGTTTACCGTGTACCAACTCGCGGAACATAGCGCATTCTTTTTCGTGGGCGTCAAGTTCCATCTGTACCTTCAGTGCAGGTTCTATAGTTTGCTCCTGTGCCATTCGCATTAATTAACATTATCTGTAGGCATT